TATATGAATAAATACAAAAGTGATGATTATAAATTAGGTGCGGTTAAATATTATTTGAAACAAAATGATAGTATGGATAAAGTTTGTAAAATATTTGATTGTAAGAAAAGCACATTAAAAGGATGGATTGATAGATACAAAACTACTAAAATCCTTACCAGAAAAATAAGAAAACCAGTATCTTATAAGATAAATAAAGAACAAGTTAAGACAGCATTAAATGTTGTTGATAAGACCCAACTTTGAAGCACTTTATTTTTAGCACTTTTTGTGCGAACTTAAATCTTCAAAGGTGTAAAAGTAGCAACGAAACCCTTTCCGTTCGCATCAGGAACCTCCAAAAATCTTTCGTTCACTCAACCTGGTAGGAAATCCCACATGTTTGACTTCGTCGCGGCACCAGGAAAATCCATCGACGACTACGTTATTGCAACATTTAAGAAAGACGCAAATATCAACATGGATAACTTAAAAGGCGAACTCGAACTCTATCGCCACTTTGCCGACGCCAACCTTTCGCCGAAAATCCTCTACATAAATGTAGATGGAAAACAGATGTCAATTCGCACCTTCATAAGCAATGTTAACTCTTTTACAACTTTGTCTTACCTTTGCGAAAAAAATCAATGCGATGATAAAATGCTTGCCAAAGTGAAAGATTACAGCGCCTTTTTCAAAAGCATCCGTCAACTGTTAAAAAAATGCGTAGACCTTGGATACTTTAACATGGACACCAAAATGGCCAATCTTTGCGTCGATTCCGAAGGGAACCACAAAATCATCGATCTTGATCCGAAGTTTGTTAATAAAATCGTCGACCAGAACAACCGCGAGCACTACTTGAATTACATGACTTATCAGTTATATCTTACAATTGCTTATTATTACGACAATCGCGTAAAATTTCACGACACTGGACTTACTACAAATGACGTTGTTGATATGGTTTCCTATTTCTTGAAAAATGACGAAGTTATGGACGAACAACTACACGAGTTTAACCCAATTTCGATGATGCTCTACTACTTACAATGTGACTGGGCAATGAAAACAAATTATGAGATTCGTTTGATGGACGCGAAAAACATTGTTTCCTATATTGAAGGCATTGTGCAAAAGTCAGTTGCTACAAGACCGAAAACGCCTGTTTTAAATACGGGCGCCATTATTAAATTCTCTCCTTTTATACCGAAAACAAAAAGTATTAAACAACAAAGTATTAAACACAAAAGTACACCAAAAAAGGTAATTCGATTTGCTTCACATTAGTTAAACTTCACCACAATTTTCACAGACTCCTTCTTGATTGTCTTGCAAGCCGAAATCGACAACTCTTCGCGCCTTTTACGCGTCTTTGCATCGGTGTCATCAACAGACTTCTTCGAAATACTATTGCGCATATTCATGTCATTCTCGATCTCATCGTAACTCTTCTCAATGTACTCGAGCACTTGATTTTCAATCGCCCACTTGAAAAAATTCAATTGACCAATTGTCGTCTGCAAACACATATTGTCTTTGTATGGAACTACGATTCTGTCTCTGCGCGAAAACGGGTCAAATCTCACCTTGCTATACGCTTTGAGTTCCAACTTGTAACTATGAAACACCTTGAAGCGCTCCATATTCTCTTCGCCATTAATCACCGTACTGCACTTGTTTTTTGCAGGGATCGAGTAGACTGTGAAATTCTTCTTTGCATAGTTGGTTACAAACCAGTCGATAATTCTTAAAGAAATGTTCGATTGACCATTGATCACATTAATCAGTCGCTCCATGTTGTCTTCTTTTTCGTAAAATGCGAGGAGGTTTGTCAACAATAGTTCATTTTGCGTTTGTCCTGTTCTAAGTGCCATTTACTATTTTTTGTATCTTATGACAAATCCCTTTTATGTCGTTTATTTCCTAACTATATAGCAAAAAAAAAATCAAAGACAAAAAAACAGAGTTAAAGGCAAAACCCCAACTGTTTACAAAATATTATGTCCACAAAATACTTTATTCTAACAAAAGACGAAAAAGACCCAACAAACGACAATAAAAACAACCAGATCGTAGGATTAGACAAATCACAGACATTTTTACTGCCCACTGTAAACCTCACTTATTATGCCGAACACGGTTTATTCGAAAACAACTTGATCGAGTGGTGCAAACAGTTTTGCAGAAAAGATGCGACCTTCATAGATATCGGCGCACACACCGGCACTTATGCGATTTCACTCGCTCCATTTGCGAAAAAGGTAATTGCGTTCGAACCGCAGCGTATGACATACTATGCTCTATGTGGAGGCGTTGCTTTAAGCGGTGCCACAAATATTGAGTGCTTACAGACCGGTCTTGGAAATCGCGAACAGGCAGGAACAAATACTCTCCATATTGTTAGCAACGACGGCGGTGGATCTACCGTTCATGCTCCTCTAAACCGCGACAAAATTCTGAGTACAGAGACAATCCGCATTCAAACGCTCGACTCGATGGAGTTGCATGAACCGGTATCTTTTATTAAAATGGACGTCGAAGAAAACGAGCTGCATGTTTTGCAAGGTGGGATGGAAACCATTGTAAGAACCGGGTATCCGAAAATATTGTTCGAGTCGAACAGCTCGGCAAACACGGCACTGTTCGATTATTTGCGCGAAATATTAGGATACAATATTATTAAAGTGAGTGGGGTTTTCAATATGTACCTCGCTGAAAAGAAGTAACCCAAGTTCATTTAAAACGCGAATACCACTGTTGTAAGCAGCATGGAGCGATCCGTAGTAAATGGGATCGGTATGTTCCCCTGCAAAAAATATTTTGTCGTTTATACTTTTAAACACAGTTTCAATGTCTTTTTCGGTAACAAATGAGTCATGATAGGAATACGCACCTTGTGAAAATATGTCTTCCTCCCATCTGGTCACGTGTCAAGATTTTGGAAAAGGAACGTTTTCGAAATATTTGTTTAAATGTTGCATCACCGCATCCATAATTTCTTCGTCTGATTTTCCAAGAAGTTTCCATCCGTTTTCTGCCGGTAAAATTGCCTCCAATATTGGTTTATTTTTTGTTCGCATGTAATTATTCCACAATATGAATGCTTTTTCATCATTTTGTGTAAGTATCATATCCACGTTTTTGTCCCAAAATACTTCATCAAACTCGATTTGTATTTTTTTGTAAGAACCAAATTTTATTTTAGACATTGCCTCTCTTTTGTCTTGATCTAGCGGCGGATCGAAGACAATGTCTTTCAATGGACCTATTGGAACCGTAATGCATAGTTTGTCACAGTAAAATGTATTACCGCATTGCGTACTTATTTCAATAATGTTATCCAAATTGTAAACAATTTTTGTCACTACTTGGTTGTAGAGTATTTTGTCTTTGCAAACGTTTTCGCATAATTTATCGACAATCGTTTTTGCGCCATTTTTAAACATACAGTGGGAACCAGCATAATCGCCAAATAATGCAGGTTCATTTGGGTTTCCTTCATTTTGTAAAAATGAAGCGGGTAGCACTTCCACACTACCCCCGCACCAAACCTCTATCATGTAGAGGAAACTTTGAAATTCTTCGCCACATTCTTTAAATGCATCGGCAATTGTTAAATCACCAGCAATTGTTAAATCACCAGCAATTGTTAAATCACAATCGTCCACTAATTGTCCCCTAATATGATTCCATTTTTGTGCAATGGCAATTCGCTTCTCTTCGGTAAAGTTCGATGATGTTTCGCAAAAGTACTGGATGTTTGCTTTTTCGGAGTGCATCCATGGATTGCATTTAGCAACGGGTATCAAGTCGTCTTCTGACAGCAGTTTTGCTAAGGGGTTTCCAACTAGTCCATGCAACCATGCAGCACCATCATCAATGTTCTTGTCATTTGTTAGAACGCGACCGCCGATTCTGTCTCGAGCTTCAAGTATCAAGTAATCATCTGAACGAAGTTTCGATGCAATCGTCAGTCCCGAAACGCCTGCCCCAATTATAATTATGGGTGTTTTTCTAAAGTTCATTATATTGTCTTGTTATATTTCATATGCCGTATAAAATTCGCAAAGTTCGGGGCAAACATTGCTACAGTGTTAAAAAATCTAAAACAAAGACAAAGACAATGGCTAACTCTAAGAGAAACAGGACATTTGCTAGGTGCACGACTTTGAAAAAGGCCAAGGCGCAAATTCGTTTACTAAACTACCTTGAACACAAATAATATATTACCGTCGTGACTTTTTTTGTCTTGATTTTAAGCATACCAAAGATACCATTAAACATAAACTTTAATGCATTCACACACCACCTAACTAAGTTTATTGCTTGATAAATTATTAGGCGAATTTTTTTAAAAAAAAAACATCTTTTTACCATTTACCGCCACTCGCGGTCTTTTTCACCATGATATTTTGACCCTTCGCCTTCTTCTTCGCATTGGGATCATACTCGTCTCCATCATCGTCGGCCAAATTCTTCGACAATTCCCAAAACTCTTTCGAACCCAGTTTGAAGTCAGGTCGGTTCTCGGCCTTGTACCAAAACACCTGATCGCTTATCTTGTTCGACTTGGCGTTATTCGATATCACCATGCACTCGTAGTTTTCGGTTGTTTGGTCCATGATGGAGCAAAATGACTCGAGTGTGGGAAACATAGACGCATAGTTCTCCCAAATTTTCTTCCTATTTGATAAATAATTCTCTCGCAAAATAAAAACGTAGTCGATATTGGTGCGGAGATTGGGCGGAATACCCAGCGGGTATTGCATAGTGATTATTAACATCACTTTCCAGTGTCTCAATTTATACCATTTTCATCCAGACATTTCCTTCTGAATTCACAAAATCAATGCTTTTTAAATGGGCATTGCACTCTCTCGAGTGGGTTTAGACTATATCTTAAGGCATCATTGTAACTGGTTAGGTTACTCAACCCCACGGGCATTTAGTCGTTGAACAATCATCATATCCTTACCTTTTAAAAACGGACTTAGATGACTTGCTGCGGGTTATCTCTATTTTATACCTTTTTACTGTACTTTATGTGATTAGCATAAACCACGACTCTATTTCTAGAACCGCTTAGTAGTATAAACCTCCATAGAATTATTTTAAATTCTAAATCGAGACGTCTCCGCAATTTGGACGTGTTGCATATAAAGGGACACATACCCTAAATACACTAGCCATTTTTTTGAAATGACTTAGGCAAACAATTCACCATTCATGAACAAGGACCGCATGAGTTTGTCTTTGGTCCAGCTGCTATCGTATAAGCAATCATCGAGAATCACAAAGGTTCTCGGATCGATTGAGCATTTTTTATAAGTTTCCATTTCGCTTTGGCACTGCTTCATCACCGTCTTTTGTCTTCGCAGAACATTTTCGATCAATATGCTGTTGTACTCCTCGTGAATAAACAATTTAGGTACCAGCTTGCCGTAAAAACCGTTACCAGCTTCAGTTCCCGAAATCACAGTACCAATAGGAATGTCTTGATGATGGTATAAAAGATCCTTGACCAAAAAGGTTTTGCCGGTGTCTCTGCGCCCAATCAAGACAATAACGGGTCCCTTGTTTTCCCTCGGGTCAAATGTTATGGATCTCATGTCAAATTTTTTCAGTTCAAGTGTCATATTTTATAAAGTAACAATAATAAATTAATTAGGCATATAAAACGATTAGTTCAGTATTACTAAAATTATATAAAATCCAAAAATATAATGGAGTCAAAATTTAGCATCAATTACAAGAAAGCGAAAAAGGTTGATTTAGACAAATCCTTCGACATTGAGGGTCTGCAAACTTACTTGCCCATTTATAGTCGGTTTTTCGACATGGATGCGACAAACTATAACAGAGTTGCCCTTAACCACTCGTGCCACATTCGAGATATAAGTTCTGTTTATAATGCTGAGGGCGAGGCAATCGAAAAACCTATATTCGTAAAGTTCTCACCCCTGCTTGATCCGCTGAATTTTTTGAGAGGCAAATACAACTTGGAGTCGCCCATTGTGCGATCATTGCCCCAACTTGACTCAACCGCTGAACAATGCATGGCGAAACTGTTGGACACAAACAACACATCCTATGTTGACGGGTTCTTCTGTTATCTAACGTCGATGATGAAGGACACTCATGGGTTCAAACATGGCGTCGAGTACTACGGATCCTTCCTCTGCCTTCAGAAACGTTTCCGCTATAACATCGCTGACGATTTGGACTTTGTCATGAACTGCCCATTCTTCGTCAACAACGTTAACAAATACTTCTCGCTTGATGAGAGTGCTGCTTCCATCGTACAAAACAACTCGGGTGACGGATCTCGAGTTAACAAAAACAAACTGTGTATAAAAGATGATGATGAAGACAATCTTTTGTTAGACATTGAAGATTTGTCTTGCGACAACCAAATTGCAGATTTTGAAAATAATGGCGTTGAAGTTGAGTACGAGAAACAACCAATTATCGAATCGAGTGATTCTTCGAGTGATTCTTCGAGTGACTCTTCGAGTGATTCTTCGAGTGATTCTTCGAGTGACCAGTCCGATTCACAGTCAGTTTGGGAAACCGAGTCCGAATTAGAATCTGACTCCGAATCCGGTTCCGACAGTTCGTCAATTTTCGAGGAAGAAGACGAAGTCATGTTCAGCTATTTGCACAACTTCCCAGTACAGCTCATTTTCCAAGAGAAGTGCGTCGGTACTTTCGACCAACTCATCATGACCAGACAACTAAACGACGACCAGTTTATGGACGCCCTCATGCAAATTGTCTTGATGCTAGTCGCTTATCAAAAGTTGTTCGAATTTACGCACAATGACCTGCATACCAACAACGTCATGTATGTAGAGACAAATGAAGAGTTTTTAGAGTATAAAATCGACGGCTTTGTATACAAAGTTCCCACGAATGGTCGCATTTTCAAACTGATCGATTTCGGAAGAGCCATCTACAAATTCGGCGGCAAAATATTTTGCAGCGACAGTTTCTCGTGTGCCGGCGACGCGTCAACGCAATACAACTGCGAACCCTACTTCAATGACAATAAACCTAGAATTAATCCAAATCCAAGTTTCGATTTGTGTCGTCTTGGTTGCTCTCTACACGATTTCGTTTGTCGCGGCAAAGAACCGAAAACGCCTTTGCAAAAACTGATCGACTCTTGGTGCAACGACGACCTCGGGAAAAGCGTGCTATACAAACCCAGTGGGCAAGAGAGATACCCCGACTTCAAACTTTATAAAATGATCGCACGAACGGTAAACAACTTGGTTCCTAGAGACCAGCTCAAGTTGCCATGGGCCAACAAATATGTAGTTGAAACCTCTGGTAAAACCTCGGGTATAGACATCGATTCATTTCCAATTTACGCATAAACGTTCCCCCCCCCCCCACCCTTTTGTCTTATAAATTTACAAGAATATAAGACAAAAATCAGTTTAAAAGCAATCCATTAAAACATTTTATTATTATTATTAATTATGCACCATATCGACAAAATCGTCTACATCAATATGGAAGCGCGTAAAGATCGAAACCAAAGAATTATCACAGAGTTCGAACGAATAGGAATTCCTCAAGGCAAAATTACACGATTTCCGGCAGCACCATACAAGGATTGTCCCATATCAGGTTGTCTCCTTAGTCACGCAACCGTTCTTGAAGTGGCATATGACGAGGGTTGCAATAATGTTCTTATTTTAGAAGACGATTTTGTCTTCATCGACGACGCACAAAAAGTAACAAAAGATATCGATGCATTCTTCCAAATGAAAATTGATTGGGATGTTCTAATGCTTACAACATGCTCACCCGAAATTGCAGAGAAAACCAACACAATTGTTTCCAAAATATCGTCATCTGGGAATGCGGCGGCATATCTTGTCAATCGATCCATGATGCTTGAACTCAGCACACTATTCAAAGCCAATCTCGAAAATCTAGTTAACACCAAACACCATTGGATTTACGCAAACGATGTGCTCTGGAAATCATTGATGCCTTCATCAAACTGGTTCATGTTAAATCATTATTTAGGATACCAGCACGAAGGATATAGTGACTTATCGAACACGCAAAAAGTTGCCTTGATTCCGCAAATCATCGAATCATCTGTAAGTGAGTCCACCTTCACTAGCGACTCCATCGTCAACTCGGTTATTGACTCATTCGTAAAGCGTTCGAATCTTGGTTTGCAAAAGTACGGCACGACACTTGATCGAAACGACCTCAGTGTACTCGACTGGATACAACATGCACAAGAAGAACATATGGACGCGATTCTCTACTTGGAAAAACTCAAAACTGAACTCATAAAAAAACCTCTATAAAGTATAATGATGATACGGATCTACTTTCCTAGCGCTATGGGGCAACAAAAAAAAGGTGTAGAAACAACAAGCCGATACTTGAGAAAAATTTTCGCTACCAAGACAGACATTCTAGTGAAGACAAAAAATGGAATACCGCATAAAACTTCCCTCAAGTACAATCTCAAAAACCTTTATTTAGCACAACATGAAGTTCAAAATATTCCCTCCATCAATGTAGGAGGAGATCACTCGATGGCAATCGCTACCGTCGCAGCGTCTTTGGAAAAATACGGACCGAATCTCAAGGTGATTTGGTTCGATGCGCACGGCGACATTAACACGCAAAGCACGTCACCCAGTGGCAACTTTCATGGCATGCCACTCGCCTTTCTAACCGGGTTGGACGCTGACCCAAAAATGTTCCCTTTTTTATCTCTTATTCCCAAACTCAAATTCGAAAATATTTTGTACTTGGGTGTGCGCGACTTGGATGAAGGTGAGACAAAAGTCATCGAAGACAAAAAAATTAAAATTATCCGAAGCGAAGAGATCAACAAGGATCCGGATGCCGTGTTTAAAACAATTCGAGCTTTTGTAGGAAAAAGCCCAGTACATTTGTCTTTCGACGTTGACGGAATCGACCCGGTAGAAATGCCTTGCACGGGAACAACCGCGAAAAATGGCGTGCGTACCGATGCCATTCAACCGATTCTCGATAATATCATTAAGAAGACAAATTTAGTGAACATTGACATTACCGAGTTTAATTTAGAGCTCGGGAATGGCAAAGAAAGGGAGGTATCCATGCGAAACTTCTTCAAACTATTTCACAAATACCTTTGAAGACAAATTTCGAAAATTGTTTACATTTTACACAATCAATATTATTATTAAATTTTGTCTTAATAATAATCACTAAAAATTAGAAAAGTCGCATTTGCTTTAAAAGTCGCATCTGCTTTAAAAGTCGCATTTGCTTTAAAAGTCGCATCTGCTTTAAAAGTCGCATTTGCTTTAAAAGTCGCATCTGCTTTAAAAGTCGCATCTGCTTTAAAAGTCGCATCTGCTTTAAAAGTCGCATCTGCTTTAAAAGTCGCATCTGCTTTAAAAGTCGCATCTGCTTTAAAACTCACACACCATGTCAAAGACATTTTTCGACACCTCTTTATTTGCCATAGCATACTCACTAACTGTACGCTCGAAAAAATTCGACTTGCTTTCCAAACTTATAAGTTCCATGAAATCCAAAGGGTTCGCACTATTGTACATTTTGTCAACACCGAGTTGAAGACAAAGTCGATCTCCAACAAACTCAATATACTGACACATCAATTTGGAATTCATACCGATCAATCGACAAGGCAATGACTCTGTTATGAAATCTTTTTCAATTGTTACTGCCTCTTTTATAATTTCATAAATGCGCGCTTTTGAAAGTTTCGCAGTCAACTTCGAATATAGAAGAACCGCAAACTCGGTATGAAGCGCCTCGTCTCGACTTATAAACTCATTTGAAAGTGTCAGTCCAGGCATCAGTCCACGCTTCTTCATCCAATAAATCGCCGCAAAACTGCTGCTGAAAAAAATCCCCTCGACACAAGCAAAGGCAACAAGACGCGTTGCAAACGTTTCTAGCGACTTGTCATCATTACCGTATCCAATCCATTTGCGCGCCCAATCCCCCTTCTTCTTTATCGAAGGACACGTCTCGATCGCTTGAAATAAACGCATTTTCTCATTTTTGTCTTTGATATACGTTTCTATCAAAAGGCTGTACATTTCCGAATGAATGTTTTCCATCGCGATTTGGAACCCATAAAACGCCCGCGCTTCCGAGAGTTGCACGTCGGCCATGAAACGCGTCGCCAAATTCTCCATGACAATCCCATCGCTCGCGGCAAAAAACGCGAGCACCATCGAGATAAAATGCTGTTCATCTGAAGTAAGTTTCGACCAATCGCTCAAATCCTTCGACAAATCGATTTCCTCGGCGCGCCAAAAACAATCAACCTGTTTCTTGTACATTTTCCAAATGTCTTCGTCTTGGATGGGAAACATAACATAGCGCGACGTGTCTTCTTTCAAAATCGGGTCGTTCATGGTTTTTCCTAAATAATATAAAAGCGGCCGAGATTTTAAATTGTTTCCACTCGCTAACATAAAATTCCTTACATTGTACACTACATTCAAACGCACCATAAGTTTGGAACAACGACTTTTAGTCAAGTTATAGTTTAATACCCGATGATCAAGACAAATATCAATATGTCCAACATTGATTCAAAAACCTTCCACAAAATGCTTTTCATTTACAAGTCCATTGAGAATGGATGGAAGGTGAAGAAAAGACACAATAAATATGTGTTCCAAAAATCGCACAGCGACAAAAAAGAACTTTATATGGAAGAAGACTATTTAGAAAAATTCATAACAGAAAACTCATCGCTTTGAACTTCATTGTTCATAACCCTTTCGATTTGTCTTGATATCTCCTTTTCTAAAAGGGGAAGACGTGTGTACAACATCGGATTTGAAAAAGAACCGTCTACATTCGCATATTTATTTGGATTAAACTTGATAAATATGGTTGGTAAAGCATTTGTTTGCAAAGCATTTGTTTTAAAACATTCGTCATCATACGAAACATTTATTAGAACTTTGTTGATTGTTATTTTGCTAGATGAAGACAAATGAGAAAAGCCGTCAAACTTCGAATCGATAAATTGTTGAATAATTTTAGACTTTGATTTATACAAGGTTTGCAAAGACAAAGGATCTTGAGGATAAGCATTCACATAACAACTCGTGCATAATCCCTTGTACTTCGAAGAACCCTTTTTGCCCTCACAACTTTTGCACGATTTTGCCAATATTTTGCTGTCTTCTTCTTCTTCTTTTATAAAATTTGGAAGTGGAATCAGTCGCACATTCTTCGAATCTTTGTCTCGATGGGTGGAACAAAATAGAGGCTTCGCATAATCAAATCCATAAACCGCCTTTTTCCTACACGTATCCATTTTGCAAAGTTGCGGCATATACTTTGTACAAATACACTTTTTGTTAGCCCCTAAACCCCAAAGTGGGGGACAACATGGGAGCCAATGGGGGGTCCACTATGGACACAATAATGCGAACATTCTTGCTACATTCATGTAGAAGCGCTATTAATTTTGGCAATTTGACAATCGCAGAAATGTAGACAAAACGCGATTTATGAGTGCGATACGGCCAGATTTAGGAAGAAATATGTTTTGGGATTATATAAAAAAAAATGGGAGGAGCCTTAATGCAGTTAGTCGCCTACGGCGCACAAGACGTTTTCCTTACTGGAAACCCCGAGATCACTTTCTGGAAGGTGTCGTACAGACGCCACACCAACTTTGCCATGGAGTCCATCGAGCAGACCTTCAACGGTCAGGCTGACTTTGGTCGCCGTGTGTCCTGCACCATCTCCAGAAACGGAGATCTTGCCTACCGCACCTACGTTCAGGTTACTCTCCCTGAGATTAACCAGTCCATGAAGAACTCTTCTGGCGGCGATGTCTATGCCCGTTGGTTGGACTACCCCGGTGAGCAGCTCATCGCTCAGGTTGAGGTCGAGATTGGAGGCCAGAGAATCGATCGCCAATACGGTGATTGGATGCACATCTGGAATCAGCTCACCTTGTCTGCTGAGCAGCAGGCCGGTTACTACAAGATGATCGGTCACACCACCCAGTTGACCTACATCACCGATCCCCTCTTCGCCGACATCAACGGTCCTTGCGCCGCTGTCGGTGGACCCGGTCAGGTTTGCGCCCCCAGAAAGGCTCTCCCTGAGACCACCTTGTACATCCCCCTCCTCTTCTGGTTTTGCCGAAACCCTGGTTTGGCTTTACCCCTTGTTGCCTTACAGTATCACGAAGTCAAGATTAACATCGATTTCAGACCTATTGGTGAGTGCTTGTGGGCTGTCAAGGATTTGACCTCCATCTCCTCCTCTTCTTCCCTCGCCGTCACCTCTGCCTACCAGCAGTCCCTTGTTGCTGCCTCTATCTACGTTGACTTCATCTTCTTGGATACTGACGAGCGCAGAAAGATGGCCCAGAACCCCCACGAGTACCTCATTGAGCAGCTCCAGTACACCGGTGACGAGTCTGTCGGATCTTCCTCCAACAAGATCAAGATCAACTTCAACCACCCTTGCAAGGAGCTCATCTGGGTTGTCCAGCCCGACGCCAACGTCGACTACTGCGCTTCCCTCGAGGGCTCATCCACACTGTTCAAGGTCCTCGGCGCCCAGCCCTTCAACTACACCGATGCCATTGATGCTCTCCCTCCCTCGATCCACGTCTTCGGAGGCCCTGCTGAGACCTCTGGTGCCAACGCCTTCATTAGTGGTGGCGTCTTCCAGATGCCCGGCGCTATCGACGGCCTCGTCTCTGGCGGAGCTGCTAGTACTCAGGACTGGCATAATACCGGTGTCTTCAACGCCGACACTGCTGCCCCCTCCGGATCCATGTTGTCCGATGCCGGCACATTCGTCTTGGCCGAGACTGCCCTCAACCTCCACTGCTGGGGCGAGAACCCCGTTGTCACTGCCAAGTTGCAGCTCAACGGCCAGGACCGTATCTCCGAGAGAGAGGGATCCTACTTCGACGTCGTTCAGCCCTTCCAGCACCACACCCGCGCACCCGATACCGGCATCAACGTGTACTCGTTCGCGCTCAGACCTGAAGAGCACCAACCCAGCGGGTCGTGCAACTTCTCCAGAATCGACAACGCCACTCTTCAGTTGGTGCTCTCCTCTGGAACCGTCGCTGGTACTTCCACCGCCAAGGTTCGTGTCTATGCCTACTCTTACAACGTTTTGAGAGTGATGGCCGGCATGTGTGGTGTCGCATATTCATAAATTTTTAAGTTGACTGCAATAAACTTAAATAATGTGAAAGATTGTGTATCCAAAAGATATGCAAGTCTTGTTAAAAACAAGGCAACATCTCCAAATTGCGGGAAACCCCTCAAGGTATAAAATACTAAACCGTGTAAGAAATTATGCGGTGGCTTATGATAACAACATAAGGTACAGTAAAAAGTTTTATATTATAGGGCAATCCGCAGCCAGTCTTCTAAGTCCGATATGATAAGGATATGAAGGCGGTTCAACGACTAAATGCTGATGGGCGTGAGAAAACTAATCATTTTCGATGATCGCATAAGATATAGTCTATCCCCACTCGAGAGGGTGTTGTGCCCATTCAAAAAGCACAAGGTTTAAATAAGAGGAAATGCTTATTTGTTACAAACCGGTATAAGAGCTTAAATTCATTGCACAATTTTTTTAATTAATTAATTAATTTGATATAAAAAAAACAATTTTTATCAAATGTTTCGACGATTCTCTACGACTTCTTTTGCATGTTTTTTCAAAAACTCTTGGTCTGAGTACTTTTCACGGATGGCCTTTCGTTTCAAATGCCTTTGCTCATGTTGATATTCGTGTACTTCATCATTCGTCATTTTGTTTGTATTTGGTGAAAGTATATTGGTAACAGTAACACGTGGTTTCGCCAATTCTTTTTGGGAAGAACAATCGTAAATTTTTTTCAAAAGCTCCAAAAAGACATCGTACTCTAGATTTTTTTTCATGAAATTGCACTCACCGCAACATGCATTTGCATTGTGAAAAGTGTATCCAAGTGCATTATCAAACCGATCGACGCCATTTCTATGATTTTCATCATTTTTTTTCCCGCAAATATAACAATTTTGCAAAATTAGTGCAGTAAAATCTTCAAGGGTAATCTCAAAACAGTACCCTCTCGCTTCTGCGTTTCGTTTATACTCCGAGTAAGATAACGACTTGTGATTTTGAAAAGCCGCCGGATAATAGTTTCCGCGGGTTATTATGTTGTTATGTTTGAGAATATGCTCAACCCTTTGCAAAAATGTAATATTATCAACAGCGCCTTTCAGGAAATTACATAACTTGCAACAGCTTACACAGTTTTCAATAACATAACCTTGAGTTTGATCCATCCTGTCAATTCCATTGAAACCTTTGTCTTGAACTATGCCACAATAGTAACAAGGGGTTTTTACAATCGTTTCAAACTGTTCAAATGAAAGTTCAAACAATCGTCTCTTTATGGTAGAGTCATACTTGTAGTGATTGAACGTTGCCTCAACATTTTTTAAACGAGCATCATTCATTTCAGAAACCTTTTCGGGATTGTTTTCGCGCCAATTTGTCATTACTTCAGCATTTCGTTTCAAATACTCCTCCTGATTTTCGTTGTGCTGTCTTCCTCTGTAGTTCAAACATTTCAACACGACCTTTTCTGGATTCGCTTGTTCCCAAGCACGTTTGGTAGCAACTCTTTCGGGCTTTTTCGAATTGATCCGATCAAGTTCTCGCACATGTTCCTTGTCGCGGTTTTCATTTTGTTTCTTGAACTCGTCGCGACACTGGCTGCACGTTTTCGTTGGTTTACTGTCTGAACCGATATAATCATCACAATGTTTCGATTTGCAACAAACTGAACACTGCTTCATTCCGTCAACCACTTCGCAAGAAACCGCGGATCGTTTCGCATTGTCTCGATCCCGCTCCTTCTGCAAGCATTCTTGGCAGCTCTTGAAAGCATACTCGGGACCAAGTTTCGATCGACATCCCTTCAAATATTTCGCACACGGTTTCACGCCTTCCGACGCACATTCGTCTACAAATAAGCAAAGTTGGTGCAGACCACAGTAGACATTCTCGACAGAACGTTTATAATTGCACCCGGTAGATTTACACATTACTACGGTTTCCTTGGCCTTTGTGCGGGACTCTTTACCGCGTTCGTTGCATTTTTCGCACTGTTTTACTGCGCCCTCGAAATAATACATTTTGTTGCAGCCTTTGCAGAGTTGGAGTGCACAAAGCATTTCGGGTGTGTACGCCAACATGTACTGGTGGTTTTTGCAAAATTGGCTGCCATCTTCGCCAAAATTTCTACACGGGTTGTTTTTCCGATCCTTTCCGAGACACTTCGACATTGCTTTATGAGTGGATTTTTTGCTCCACCGGATTACTGAGCAATAATGTCATTTTCCTTTTTAAAATCAAAAGCAAAACATAATCACTTTGTCACAACAAAAGCGACCTTTCTTATCATAAATAAAAGTAGGGGAATAATTACATAAGTTTTATTTAAATTTTTACCCAAATCAACGTAGGGCGCTTCATGCATGCATAAAGCGATAAAAACTTTTGCTTTAGAACAAAGTAAAGCAAAAATAGTACCAACATGATTCGAATTTTGCTTTATCTTTATAAAATTAAAACAAACCTGTTATAAACAACATAAAGAAATAGAGCAATCTAATTTTATAAAAATGAGTATAGACATCGTTCACTTAATTGAAAGCAATCCGCTTACAAAAATGACTGGAAACTATCAGTCATCATTGATAGACAAATTTAAAGCCGATTTTAATACATTTGAACAACAAATGTTTCTTTCAAGCTTTTACTGTTACTTGAACTATAACGAGGCTGACTTTGTTATCGACTTGGACAATGTATGGCAATGGATAGGATTCAGTCAAAAGATAAGTGCAAAGTTGTTGTTGGAAAAACATTTTACCGAAAATATTGACTATAAAAGTTTACTTTCTGTGGAAAGAAAGCAAAAAGATGCCAGAGGAGGTCACAATAAAGAAATATTTTTAATGAATACCAACACATTTAAACGCTTTTGTTTGAAGGCTGGCACTAAAAAAGCCGACGAAATACACGAGTACTACATAAAAATGGAAAGGGTAATCCAAGATGTTGTTATGGACGAATGCAAATCGCTTTCCGATCAACTGAAACAAGTAAAACAAGACAATCTAAACAAAGACGCCGAACTTGCGAAAAAAGAAGCCGAGCACCAAATCAAACTGAAAAAGCAAAAAGAACTGGAAAAAGAAAAGGTCTTGTTACAACAGTTTTCCGCATCTATCCCAATCGTCTACGTAATTCGCGTAAAAACGTTTGAAAACGGCGAGTATGTCGTGAAGATCGGCGAGAGTCGCAGAGGAATTGTCGGAAGATATAACGAACACAAGAGTAAATACCAAGAATGCGTCTTGCTCGATGTATTCACGGCGATACAAAGCAAAGATTTTGAATCCTATATCCACAATAACCCCAAAATCCGATGCAACCAGATTAGAGACATGCCTGGACATGAAAATGAACACGAGTTATTTTTGGTCGGCAAACACTTGACCTACCAGATTTTGCTTGAAGTGATCAACACTCAACTCGACAACTACCAAGAGCATGGTACCAAAAAACTCGAGCTCGAAATTGAAAAACTGAAGCTAATGACCAACGACGGCAATAACCCGGTTATACTCGAAATACTCGAGACAAGTAAGCGAACCGAAGATTCAAACAAACAGCTTCACACTAGAATAAACAAGCTGGAAGCCATGCTTGAGAAACTACTCGAATCCAAACCCACCGTGAAAACTCAAACGGGATTTCAAGAACCTCTCGTTACGTTGGGACCACGTGTCCAAAAAATCAACCCCGATACAATGCAGCTCATCAAAGTTTACGAATCCGCAACTGAAGTCATGAACGAAGATCACAGCATCAAGCGCCCAAGTTTGTCGAAAGCGGTTTCCGAAAACATCGTTTACTGTGGTTTCCGATGGCAATTTGTAGAACGCGATACAGACCCATCTGTTCTCCACAATTTGCAACCCACTCGCAAAACCATTCCTAAAAATATCGATTATGTCGCCAAGCTAAACGAAGCACAAAACGAAATCCTCAATGTCTATTTAGACAAAAAAACCGCATCAACCATGAACGGATACTCAATCGGTGGCATAGACAATGCAGTTAAGAAGGGAACTGCAACACAAGGCCACTACTATCAATTGTATAGCGAGTGCGATGAAAAATTGATTACAAAATTTAGAGAAAAATATGGAAAAGACGTTCTACTATATAAAGACGGGCTCGGAATTTACGACGAAGCCACTAAGCAACTTGTCAAGGAATACAAGTGCAAATACGACTGTATAAGAATTGAAAAAATGAGCGACAAAACATTAGCAAAAGCATTGAGCGAAAACAAACTGTACAATGGATTTAAGTACGCTTTATTACCATCTCGAGTGAGTTGTTACTAAAATTTGTAAATATTTGTTATATTTCGAAAAAAATATAATAAATTAGTACTGGCAAGTATTCAACAGTGTACTCCGATTTCCAAAACTATGTTGCGACTTATTTTGGATATGACGGTGGATTTTCGTCGCTCTTTACCGCTGCTTCCGAGTTTGCAGTCGACATTGACAACCACTTCGATAGTGAGCCAATGCACAAATTGTTTACGGGCGATTCACTGCATATAAATCAAATGGTTGGAAGCATTACGATTTCCAACATTACGTCTTCCTTGCGCTACAGCATCGATTCCAATTGTTTCGGAAACCGCGATCCCACTGCATCCAATGGATCTGCAGTAGATCCAACAAAGCTTTCTAACTATGGTGTTGAAGACGGTTTCGTCGCCGGCGATTTAATTTGGATTCCTACCGGAACAACTTTTAATTTGGGTGTGAACATCGACGTAGAGTCGTTTATGCCATTAAGCAATGTCGGTGTTGCGAATATTTTGTCGTCGCAAAACACCAGCTATAGTTCTGGTAACTTTTCACAAGAAACAACCGCAACCACAACGAATATACAGAGGACCGTTCGCGCACCTTTACTAATAAAACTTGTGAATGGATCAACCATCAGTTCTCTTTACACCTTTTCTCATTTAAAACGCCCATTATAACTCTTTGTAAATAATATAAATAATATAAAGAATTTTTTATAATGTATATTAAGTTATGGTTTCCTTGATTTTACATGCTTCACGCAATGAATCTTTATGAGTGAGTCCAGAAGACAAACAAATGAGTCTCATAAAGA